TCGGTAAAAGCCTTTCTTTGCGTACTGCTCAAAAGCATATTCAATGGCTGGCGTAATCTCGTGTGAAGATTCGCTGCCATCTGCCCTGACTACTTTTAGACTTGCCATTTTGCCCTCTTTCGTTTACTAGAACGAGCCGGTATCGGCTACGGTGACTGCGGAGTTTACCGTAAAGGTTACGTCCATTGTCGCCATGTCGCCCACGCCACCATTGATAGGTGTTAGGTTGTTTACCAAGATGTCACCGCTGTAGAGCTCATTTTCAGCTCCTACTGCTGCACCTGAGTCGTTGATTGCTTTCCAAGCTACGGTTGTTCCGAAAGCTGCTTGAAGGGTTGCCAAAACTTCGCCAGTTGCCTGATCATTAAGAAATGACACGGTTAGCGTTGCGGTTTCCAATCCCTTGACATACTTTCGAGATGTGTCGCCCATCGCGCTCACTTCAAGCTCGTCAAAAGTCTGGTTTAGGGTGACTGCCGTAACGTGATCAGAGAGATCCACGTTATTGATTTTCAACCCAACTTTGTTATTGAGAAAAACTGCCATGTGGATTACTCCTCATCTTTCTTAGCGGTTGGTTTTGCTTCTTTCTTTTCCACGGGCTTTACCTGACCGATTTTAGTCAAGAAACGCTCGCGCTCTTTGTCATTATCAGCCATGTTTAGCTCCAATCGGATAGAACGCTGATTGATACTTCACCAGTTAGCAGATCACCTGCTGTACCAGTCAAGACTGCCGGTGCGCTGAAAGTTCCGATTGAGTATGCAATCGATGATGCTTCCAGCTTGTTTACTAAGTTCAAATAAAAATCTTCGATGTTAATTAGGTTGCCTTGATTGTCAAACATAGGTGCTACGACAATCAACTTGAAATTGACTTTAGGCTTAACCGTTTTGTAGTGATCATTTGATGGTTCGATGTACGGATCACCCGGCTCAATTACCACGCTGTTAGCAAGCAAGGTGGCAGGTGGGAAGGAAAACACCTGCCACGTTGCATTATCAGCTAGTGCAGTCGCGATTGTTCCACGCAGGGTTGTTATGGCACTCACCCTACTTGACCGCCCGGTGCTAGATGATCCGCAAGCAAACCGCGCACGCGTGCCATTAGCGTGTTGCCCATTCTGTAAGGGCTAGGTGTAAAGTCAGGTGAAATGCCGCCAGCGTTTGATGCTTGGCGTGCTTGCCATATATCCACGGCAATCATAAGTGTTGCTTGATTAACTTCCGGTAATGTTTCATAATCAATGTGAGTAATGCCATATACAACGCCGAAAGGTATAAGTGCGTTCTTAGCCTCAGCGGTGGCATTGTTTACTGCATAAGAAATTGAATCTGCCGTTGGAACGGCGGTGACGGTTTTAGAGCCGTTATATTTAGCACCGGCATTTTCCACGGTGACGGTTTGACCAACAATAAAATCATGTGGTTCGCTTGTGTAAATTGTAGCTACACTCGTAGTGCTCTCTTGAGCAACAATGCTATATTTGTTAAACCATAATTTTGCTTTGACGATATTTTCTGCGGCTTGGCAGACTTCTTCGACAACAGCCGAGCTATACAAAGCGCCAATACCGAGTGCTGTGCGCAATTCGGCTTCGGTGACGTATGTAGCTGCCATGCTGTTTCCTTTCTAGGTTAGACCCGGCGCTTAGGGCAAAAACGCCGGGCTAACGTTTACGATCTATAAGTTAGATCAGGCCTTGTTGAACCAATTGACCCCTGACGCCACCTTCGTAGCGAGTGCTCCATATCCGTAGTAGAGCAGATCAATTGTTCCATCGGAATTTACATTGGTGCGAAGCTGGAATCGTGGTGACTCGTACCATGTGTAAGCATCTGGATTGATTACAGCCATTGAGTAATCAGCGGTTGCATCTGACCCAGAGCCAGTAAAGTTGCGTGAAACATAGAGATCAAGACCTGCTACGTTGCCACGGAAAGAAAGCGGTGAAACAACGCCGCCAGCGTTTGAAGGCTGTGCTGCATTGTAGATTGGGCGACCTGAATCATTGTAGCCCATGATGTTGCCCCATTGATCAGGTGTCACCAAAAGGTTGCGAGCGAAACCGAGTGAAGCATTGTAAACGGCTGCTGCTGCGCTTGAAATGTATGCAAGCAATCCGGTTGCGGAGTTTGCTTGACCTGTTGCATTCAGAGTACCTGCACTCTGAATAGCTAATGCAACATAGCTATCAGTTTCCTTTGCATACGCAAATTCCATTTGACGGACAAGCTCATCAAAGAAAGCAGGGCTTGATCGGTCAATGAGTTCTACCGTAGTAATTGCGCGACCCTTGAAAGGCTTAACATTTACGGTGATGTAAGATGCAGTTAGTTGTGACTCTGAAATTGCTTGATTCTCATCAATCTGATCTACTGTTGGAACAGCAGTAATCTTTGGAATTTCAAAAGACATTCCAGCATCAGGAAGTGTGCCACGGCTGATTGAATCAATTACACCGCGATCAGCATTTGATAATGGATTTACGACCTCAACAAGCTGCCGGGTAGGAATCATGCCGGGTGCTGTTGATGTTTCGTTATCTGCTGCCTTTACATAAAGTGCAGCTTCTTCGTCACCAAGAAACTTAGCGCGTAGAGTGTTTTCAAGGTACTTAGCCTTTGTAAACTCTAGGCGTGGCTTGGTGTAAATCGGTGCGCTAACAGTTGGGCGAGCAGCCTCTACCGCAGGGGTTTCGACCACAGGCTCAACGGTTGCGGTGTCTGGAGTATTCTCCACGACTGCCTCGCTTTCGTTTTCGGTTGGTTTTTCTTCTGCGGCTTCTTCTTCGGAAGCTGCAACGCTCAAAACTTCTGCGCTCTTAAACGCAGCAGCTTGAACAAGACTTGTTTCCATCATTTTGGATGCGCGGATGCGATAAACATCTCCATCACGCTTTCCATCAATTACTTCAACGCCCACAGATAAACCGGAGCGCAATTCTTCCGATGCTTCAACAAGAGCATCATTTCCGCGCGTTGTCGCGCTGACCTTAAAGGTTGCGTAAATTCCATCTTCACGCTCTTGAAACGAAACCATACGCCCGATAGGTTTTTTGGCATCATGTTCAAGTAAAAGTTTTGGCTTAGGGCTTGTAGGAATCTCAATAGATCCTTTTTCAAACACTACTTTACCAGCTGACGTAAAACCGACCTCATTCTCAAAAGGCACAATCTTTCCTGAGATGGTGCGCTCGGAGATTGAGCACTCGATTTCACTAGAGAACGTTAGGTGCATCTGCGTTTCCGTTCGGTGAGAGGTTTTCCATTTCCATAGCTTGCTCTACGGTAATTAAACCAAGTGCAAGCATCTTTTCAATGACGGCTAGGCGCTCCAAAGCATTTACAGCCAAGAAAGCATTCTCAACGTCAAACTTAACAATATTTCCTCGCGCCGTAATGTCATCCATAGATAAGCGATCTTCGATTGCATGGACATATGGCGCGAGGCTAAGACTTACAAATTGACGGCGCTCATCTTGCACATTTGCATAAGTCATGCTGTTATTCATGTCTGCGCTGATGTAATATGCCGGCACATTCATCATTCTTGCCACTTGTGTGCTCATGTTAGTTATCGCATCTACGAACATCATATCGCGCGGTGAAAATGATGTCGGCTGATATTCAAGTGTCGATGTTAAATATGCTGTGCTGCGCTTTTCGCGTGCAGCTTTCCATGAAGTTAAAATCGCTTGCACTTCTTCTGGTGATAAATCTGCACCATTATTCTTTAACACGCCGGTAGGCATCGGAGTTGCAGTTGCTAAACGCGATGCAGTTTCTAGATCAATTGCAGAACGCAAAGTGCGAGCACCGCGTTGCAAAACACCTTCATCCAATCCTTGAAATGTAATTAGCGAACCTAAGCCGGACATCGGCACGGCTTTGCCATCTACATAGTATTGAGTGATATAATTGGTTTGCGGATCTGAATCAAACGAAACGCGACCCGGTGCAATCCATTCAAAGCGTGCAGGTCTGCCATCATCAAAATAAGTTTCCGTAACACGCCAATAAGCAATTCCGTAAAATACGAGTGAGTCCACCGTAAAAGCTATCGTCACGCAACGTGGCTGATGTGCGGATGGTTGATCTAACCAAATTGGCTTTCCAATTTTTTCGCCAGTAGATTTTTTGTAAAGCTCTAATGGGAAACTGCCGATTGTTCCGGCAAGTAAGTTCCTGCACCTTGCTACGCTTGGCACGGTCATAGCTTCTTCACGACCTACTGCCGTTAGCGTAATTGGTAAATAATAATTAAACGCATCCGTCATTAACTGCGGTGCGGCTTGTGCCTCAATTTTTTGTCCACGCAGACGATCAAAGATACCCATTACCGGCTAGGATACCACACATAACCGACAAAACGGATATTTAGACCGCGATAATTTGCGGTTTTGTTTGTGGCTTCATCATTTGATGGATACACATCGCCAAACCGATTGCAGCTGTAACATCACCAGCAGACTTGCGCCGGACTATGCGCCAACCTGCATCTGTTTCTTTCGCAGCACAGTTATTGATGCTATCGACCAGCGATTGTTGCCCATTGTGCATGATGCGCTGATTTACGATTCTATC